GTTGACTTAATTTATTTTATGTAGTATAATGTACGGGTTATTCTAAGGAGTACCTAATGACTGAAAAAAGTAAAATCAAACCTAAGGACAAACCACATTACGTCAACAATCGAGAATTCTCTCAGGCCGTTGTCGATTATGTCAAAACTGTCCATGCAGCTGAGAAGGATGGTAAGCCCCTCCCGATCGTGCCAAACTATATCGCTCAATGCTTCATGCGTATCGCTGAAGGATTATCACATAAGAGTAATTTCGTGCGGTATACTTACCGCGAAGAGATGGTGATGGATGCTGTTGAGAACTGTCTCAAAGCTATCACAAATTATAAGATCGAAACTGCTACTCGTACTGGTAATCCAAACGCATTTGCATACTTCACTCAAATCTGTTACTTTGCATTCTTGCGCCGTCTTGCTAAAGAGAAGAAGCAGCAAGATATCAAGTTTAAGTTCATCGAAGAAGCTAGTATGGAGGAGTTCATCCACTATGATCAGAACATGTCTCCACTCGAAACTTCTGGTGAACGTGCATACGTTGATCAGCTAAGGGATCGTATCGATCGCGTTCGTAATACCGATCAGAAGATCAAAGACTATGGTCAGGAACAGAAACGTAAGGAGAAAGAGCAGCAGCTGAAAGGCCTTGAGCTGTTCATGTCATAATGAAGATAGCGATTTTAAATGATACGCATGCTGGTGCACGAAACTCTGCCGATCTGTTTATGGAATACCAAGGTAGTTTCTATGAGCAAGTATTCTTCCCATATCTTGAGGAGCATGGTATCAAGCGTATCTTGCACCTTGGTGATTACTATGATCATCGTCGATATGTGAACTTCAAGGCTCTGAATCATAACCGTAAAGTGTTCCTTGATGTGTTGCGCTGGAAAGGTATTCATATGGATATCATTCCAGGTAACCATGACGTGTACTATAAGAACACCAATGAGCTATGCTCTATCAAAGAGCTGCAGGGTTACTATACTGATTGTGTTACAATCCATATGGATCCTACTGTTGTTGAGTATGATGGCTTGAATATTGGATTGGTCCCATGGATCAATGGTAACAACTATGCTCGAGCAATGGACTTCCTACAGAACTGTAAGGCGGATATCATTGGCGGTCACTTTGAGCTCGAGGGCTTTGAGATGATGAAGGGTGTGGTTAATCCTCATGGTATGAGCTCAGATCCACTCAAGCGATTTGAGCTTGTGATGTCTGGACACTTCCATACCAAGTCTCATCAGGGCAACATCCATTATCTTGGTGGGCAGATGGAATTTACCTGGGCTGACTGTAATGATCCTAAGTACTTCCATATCCTCGATACGGACACAAGAGAGCTAACTCCTGTACATAACCCGTTGACCTTATTCGATAAGATAGTGTATAATGACGATAAAAATGACTACAGTGCCTATGATGTAGAACAGCATGTTAACAAGTTCGTTAAGGTTGTTGTTGCTCAGAAGAGTGATCTGTATCAGTTTGATCGTTTCATTGATCGGTTGCAGGATGTTGATACACATGAGCTAAAGATTGCTGAGACGTTCGAAGAGTTTGCAGGAAGCTCTATTGAGGATGAGAAGATCTCGTTGGAAGATACGACGACTCTACTTGATTCATATGTAGATGCTGTAGACACCGACCTCGATAAGGACAGACTGAAGTCGGATATGAGAGAGCTCTATGTTGAAGCGCAGAATATGGAAATCGTTTGATTATGTGGAAGAAGAGAGTTAGTGCATGATTGTATTTGAGAAAGTTCGCTGGAAGAACTTCTTATCAACTGGTGATGAGTTTACAGAAGTGCTGTTAAACAAGTCGCCATCTACATTAATTGTAGGACAGAACGGTGCAGGTAAGTCTACTTTACTTGATGCCCTGTCCTTCACATTGTTTGGTAAGCCTCATCGCGATATCAAGAAAGCCCAGCTGATCAATTCGATCAATGGTAAGGGTACTGTCGTTGAGGTTGAGTTTATCATTGGAGGATCTCAGTTCAGAGTCCTTCGAGGTATCAAGCCAAATAAGTTCGAAATCTGGCAGAACGGTAATCAGATCAACCAGGACAGTAACGCTCGAGACTTCCAGAAGTTCCTGGAGCAGAACATCCTCAAGTTGAATCATAAATCGTTCCATCAGATCGTGGTGTTGGGGTCGTCTTCGTTCATTCCCTTTATGCAACTCTCTTCAAACCACCGAAGGGAAGTGATCGAAGACCTCCTCGACATCAACGTATTCACTAAAATGAATCAGGTGCTCAAGGAACGTCTGTCTAAGATCCGTGAGCAGATCAGGGATTCAGATTACCAGCTTGAGCTGGTTAAGGACAAGATTGATGTACAAAAGAAATACATCAANACTCTCGTGGATCACAATAGTGAGACGATTGGCAAGAAGCAGACCGAAATCAAAGGTTACGAAACAAAGGTTCGTTCACTACAAGCGGAGAACGAAGATCTCTCAGCATACATCTCAAGGTATGAAGAGAACTTTAAGTTACGCCTTGAGACAACCCGCAGACAAAAAGGTGAGTACGATGGATATGCAGCTCAGTTCAAAACAAAATCGGTGGACTCGTCAAGGAAGCAAAGTTCTTTGATGAGAATGACCACTGTCCAACATGTTCCCAAGGTATTGGTCAAGAGCTTAAGCGAGCCAAGATCAACGAAGCTAAAGATGCGCGACAGAACTCCAAACGGCTATGGACGATGCCGCTGCAAAGTCAGCTGAAATGGACTCGGCTATTGAACGGCTCGTTGAAGGCATCGGCGTTATTCAAGAAAAGCAGTCCAGTCTACATTCTAACATACGATCCATCGGTACATGGCAAAGTGAAATATCTTCTCGAGAAGATGAGATAAACAGCCTACAGACTGATGAAGGTAATGTGGGTGAGGCTCGTTCTGATCTTGAGGCTCTACAATCTGATAAGGACACATACACAGAGCGTAAGCTAGGTCTCACAGATAAGCGGACTTACTATGAAGTAATCAGTGAGATGCTCAAGGATACTGGTATCAAGACTAAGATCATCAAAGAATACCTTCCAGTGATAAATAAGTTAGTAAACCAGTATCTTCAGGTCCTTGACTTCTTTGTCAGCTTTAACCTGGATGAGAACTTCAATGAGACCATCAAGTCTCGTCATCGTGATGACTTTAACTATGCATCGTTCTCTGAGGGTGAGAAGCAGCGTATCGATCTAGCGCTAATGTTCACATGGCGTCAGATTGCTCGGATGAAGAACTCAGCAGCAACTAACCTGCTGATTCTTGATGAGACGTTTGACTCTAGTTTGGATAATGATGGTATCGAGAACCTTATGAAGATCCTGGATACATTAGACGATCAGACGAATGTGTTTATCATCAGCCATAAGGGTGATGTTCTGGAGAACAAGTTCCGCAGTCGAATCGAGTTCATTAAGGATCACAATTTCAGTAAGATCAAAAAAAGTTAAAAAAAACTGAAAAAAATTCATTTTCCCTGTTGCCCTGCACAGCGAAATAGAGGATAATGAGGTCATCAAGTGAGGAGAGCTTTATGATCAATTCAAACGCACAATCTTATCTGGCCCGGTTGCTCGCGAAAGAAAACATCGAGATCCGTCATGGTGAATACCATACGGCGTTCTTTGATGTTGAACAGCGAGTGCTGGGTCTTCCTCTTTGGAAGGATCGTGGTAAGGATGTATATGACCTGTTGGTGGGTCATGAGGTAGGACATGCCTTGTACACTCCTAAAGAGGGATGGCACGAGTCAGTAGTAGAACTTGCTGTTCCACGCTCATTCGTTAATGTGATCGAAGACATTCGTATCGAGAAGAAGATTCAGCGGACCTATCCTGGTCTTGTAGCATCATTCCAGCGTGGATATGCTCAGCTTGTTGATGAAAACTTCTTTGGTACAGCCGAGAACATCATTGAAGATTATAAGCTGGTTGATCGTATCAATCTTAAAGCTAAGTGTGGCTCTTTGATTGATGTACAGTTCTCTGATGAGGAAATGCCTATAGTGCAGAAGGCAATGGGTGTTGAGACCTGGGAAGATGTTCTTGAGGTTTGCCAGATGCTGATGGAATATGTTGAACAAGAGGTTAAAGAGCAGCAAGATGAAGAAATGGAAGTTAAAGTGCCAGTATCTACTGGTGACGATGATTCTGAGGATAGTGGAGATGATCAATCTTTGGCCGACCAGGATTCTGACGAAGATGGAGACGACTCTAGCGATACACAGAGTGGACCTGATAATTCTGATCAACAGGACGAATCCGAACAACAAGAGCAATCGTCGGTTGGTGACGAAGTCGATTCTGAAGAAGATCAAGACCAGAATCTAGGGTCTGAAGCTGGAGCTGCTTCTAGCGAGGACGATGACAAGTATCGTGTCCGCACAGACGAGACTTTCCGTGAGCGTGAGTCTGATCTCCTTGAGAACCTGGATGGTAAGCCACGTTATAAATGTGATCTGAACAAGCAGCAGCTGAATGATATGATTATCCCTTATGCTAAGATCAAAGAGTGCCGTGATAAAATTGACTCTTATGAGGAGAAGTATCCAAGTGCATGGGCAGCATCTAAAGACTCATTCAATACATTCCTTCAGTCTATCAAGGGAACAATCAATGTTATGGCTCGTGAGTTTGAGATGCGTAAAGCAGCTTATCAATACTCACGTGGATCGACTGCAAAGACTGGTAAGATTGATCCTATCAAGTTGCACTCGTACAAGTACAATGAGGACATCTTCAATCGTGTGATTAATCTGGCTGATGCTAAGTCTCATGGTCTGGTTATGTACATCGACTTCTCTGGTTCAATGTACAACAACATTGCTTCAGTTGTTGAGCAAGTAATCTGTCTGACTCAGTTCTGTAAGAAAGTTAACATTCCATTTGCAGTGTACAGCTTCTCTTCAAATAACTATTGTATGCCAGATCATCATAACTTTGGATCTGGTACTCTTGATACAGGTCATGTTCGTATCACTGAGCAGCTTTCTTCTTCAATGAAGAAGAGTGAGTATCTCGATGCTATGTTCCAGATGTATTATCGTGCTCGTAACCACTCTTTCTACCATTATGAATCAATGGGTGCCACACCTCTTGTAGAGACGATCATGGCTGCTCATAAAATGATTCCTGAGTTTCAGCGTAAGAATAACATTCAGAAAGTAACTGCTGTGTTCCTTACAGATGGTGATGCATCTAGCCTGGACTTTGGTTGGAATAAGGGAGATACAGAAGCTAGTAAGCATAGTATTCGGCGCGATGGTTTTGGGATTACTGTTCAGGTTGGCAGCAAGTTGATTCCATCACGAGGCCGTGTTGGATTGACTAATGGTATGCTCCAATCATTGAAAGAGCAGACTGGTTGTACTCTGATTGGATTCCATATCCCTGATTCTCCACGAGCTGCTGCAATCTATCTTCAGATGCGTGGAATCGAGTACTCCGATGCTAACAAGTATCGTCGTGAACTCAATCGTACTAAGTCTGCAATCGTTAAGAATGTAGGTGGATTCGATGAGCTCTATCTGATCAAGGGCGGTAAGGCTCTTGAGGCTTCGGACGATGGTTTCGAAGTCAAAGAAGAAGCTAAGAAGGGTGAGATTGCTCGAGCGTTCAAGAAGTTCACTGGAAGCAAGAAATCAAATCGGATCATTATGACCACCTTTGCACAGAAGGTGGCATAAAAA